CGGGTATGTTTTGAGCGTCTGCTCCCATAACACTTTGTCTTTGTAGCGTGTTGTGAGTAACTTGATATGCGCCTCTACCTGTGATTTTAGAGATCCCCGTCCCGATAGCTGTCCCAATTGGTCCTGCTATTTGTCCGCCTAAAGCGGCGAACGTTCCTCGCGGAATCATCTTCGTCAACTTGTCGACCTTATCAAGCAAGCTCTCCTGATTTTGTTTGGCCGCCCCTTTAGCCTGGGGCTGGCCCGCCTTCTTTTTCACCATACGCGCTGGTCGGCAGGCGCGTGTATCTTCCATCAACACCGGTCTACAATAGATTCTCGCACTCCATAATGAATGCAAGAACCATAGCCTTGTCGGGGTGATCGATGAGTTCACACGCGTAGTTCTCGAGAGTAGCTACGGTGAGTTTCTCCTTCGACATTGCGTCGAAAATCGTCTTTCCCACTTCATGCAAGTAGCACGCGGGCCGACCGCGGATTCTGAAGAAAACGTGAGAACAAAAATGATATTCTCCGTCCTTGACTTCTGCAAAGTCTCTAACAACGACATTATTTTCGTTGTATCTCTTCATTGTTTCCGCTAATGGAAGTGTTGTCCACTCCACGCAGTCATCGCCATTAGTCTTTACGTACTTCGACCCAGCATCAAACGCACAAGCCGCTCTCGCGACCCCGTTTGCGCTTGTGGTGATCAAATTTCCTGACTTCATACCCTGAGCTCTGTCGAGAGCAAAGAAGTATCCATCGTCATCAATGCAAAGATTGGTCAGCAACGACCACTTCCACCAGTTCAAGAAAACTTCGTAGTTCGGGTTCCAGTTGAGGCACGTATGCTTAAACACGTCACAAAACGCGTCCGCACAATCCTCTGAAAATCCTTTCTCCCAACCACTAACGTCGCTCTTTACACATTTGCCGTCGTCTTGTTCGATCATGCTAGTGTAATATTCAAACCTGTCTAAGACTTTCCTAGGATGACAGTCAGTAAACCCTACCCCTTTCATATTGGGGCAGAAAGGGTAGCAATCGGTCTCAGCTTTAAGAAATTTTGAAAACAAAATGCGGTGAACAAGCTGGTCTGTAATAGACTCGCCGTTCACGATTCTTCCATGCTTCTTTG